TGAGAGATATGATACAGATGTATTCTGGTGTACCCTTTAAAGAATTAGAAGATACACAGATAAGAAGTTACTCAACTTATTTGGAGCAGTATTTTGATTTTATAGATAATTCCAAACTATATACACCAGCCGAACTATTAGAGGAATTTAAAAAAACAGATGCAGATTGTTGTTTAATAGACCCCTTTACAGGATTGAGTAGACAATATGGATATGAGGGAAACTATGAGTTCTTAAATATGGCAAGGCAGTTTGTAAACGAAACAGGCAAGACAATATACATAAACACGCATCCAACATCTGAAAGCGGCAGACAAGGCAATTTATTCCCTAAAGGTCATATGTGGGAAAACCACCTCAAGCCACCAATGGCTGCTTATGTTGAGGGTGGCAAGAGCTTCTTAAATCGGTGCGATGACTTCATAACAATACATAGACTCGTAAAACACGAATCAATGAAATATGTTACTTTAGTGTCAGTAGATAAGATTAAAGACACAGACACAGGTGGAGAACAAACCTTATTGGAAGACTATATATTTTGTGATTTCAATAGAGGTTTAGGCTTTGAATTGTACGGTGTAAACCCTTTAAATAAATTAAGATGAAACAAGTTCAAACATATATTTTGTTTATGGAAGAATCAAATGGCAAAATATTATTTAAAATAGGTAAATCAACAAATGTTCAAAACAGATTAAGCAGTCATAAATGCAGTAATCCATTAATAACCGAAGTATTTACTTTTAATGAAGATATAGAATCATATTTACATTGTTGTTTTAGTCAATATAGGTTAACAAGACGTTCGGAATGGTTTTGGATGCAAGATATTTCAATAAAAGATACAATGATTTTAATTAAAGATGCATATCATTATTGGTGTTTAGAATACATTGATGGTGGAAACAAAAAAATAATACAAGCTGCATTAGCTTTTGAATATAGTAATAAATATTTAAATAATAATTTTTTATCTGTATTAGATACATATTGTAATTTTCATAAATATGATTATTCAAAATCAATAAAAGTAAATAGAACAAGTGAAAAAACACAAGTGAAAAAAATAAAGAATAATTTGAATAATTATAGAGTTTATTACCAAAACACGAATAATGGATAGTTTAGAAATACTAAAAGCAAAGATAAACCTACAAACAACTATTATTAAGTTCACAAGTAGTATTGAGGAGTTACAGGAAAAGCATCCAGAACGTAAAGATTTAATTGATTCTATGTTAGATTCACTTGAAGACATCAGCTATTTTCAATCCGTGTTTATGCAGTTTGAAGACCAATATTTATTAGAATGTAAAAGTAATTTACGTTTACAGATGGTTATAAGTGAACAAAAACACGAATTAGAAAAGCTAAATATTTTAGTAGAAAACTTAAAAGAGGGTATATAATGCCACGTTGTAAAAACTGCAAAGAAAAGTTTGAAGTAAAGCACTTTAACCAGAAGTACTGCTTTAAAAGTGATTGTGTCAAGGTATGGGTAGAAACTGCAAAGGTCAAGAATTGGAAAAAAGAAAAGAAACGACTAAAAGACGAATTAGAAACGGTGCAAAGCTTAACTAAAAAAGCACAGGTATACTTTAACGCATACATAAGAGAACGTGATAAGCATAAACCTTGTGTAAGTTGTGAAAAGCCGTTAGGGAGTAAATTCGATGCTGGTCACTACTTTAGTACAAGCCACAAGAACGTAACATTTAATGAAAATAATGTACACGGCCAATGTGTATTTTGTAACCAACACAAACACGGAAACCTACTAAACTATCAAATTGGAATAGAAAAACGAATAGGTGGCGAAGAACTAATAAAATTACACGAAGAAGCACACAAAATAAGAAAGTATACAAGAGAAGAATTAAAAGCGATAATAGAAACCTATAAACAAAAAAAGAAAGATGCCAGAGGGATTGATTAGAAACACGAATCAAGTTAAACAAGCTATTGATTTTGTAGGTGCAGAATGGAAAGATATACACCCAAGCGACATTGATGCAGTTCTGGAGTTCGATAATGAGCATTTGATACTATTTGAAATAAAGAGAAAAGGTCATAGCATACCCAAAGGTCAAAGGTTACTACTTAAAAGGATTGTAGATTGTTGGCAGCGTAAAGGCAAAGCAATCATATTAAAAGGAGAGCATGAATGTAATGATACAGAAACTATAATACTGCAAGATTGTGAGCTAACTGCATTGTATTATTGTGGATTCTGGAGAAAGCCAGACTATCAATTATCTATTGGAAAGGCTATGAATCTATTAGGAAAACATTGGGATATAAAAAAAATGTTAAAATAATTTCATTTTATAGTTGTATAAACAAAATAAAGTATTATATTTGTGTATACAAATTAATTAAAACACTTAAAAATGAAAATAGTTAAAACAACAGAAAGAATAACACAAGTAAAAGAAGGTAACAAGATTTTATTTGAAGTAATAGCAAATAGAAAACTAACACGATTTAATGGTGTAAAAAGTGGTTTAGCAGTTGTTTTAGAATGCAAATCAATAGAAGAATGTATAGAGAAAACAATGAATAAATTAAACTTTATTAATGAAGATTTTAAACAAAGATTAATATCACTTTAATTAAATAAATAAATACGTTATGAAAGACAACACACTATTCAAAAGACTGGCGAAAATCCAGCAAGAGTTAAAAGCTCCAAAGAATCAATTTAACAAATTTGGCAATTACAAATACCGTTCCTGTGAGGACATTATGTTAGCCGTTAAGCCACATCTGAACGGATTGGTATTAAGTCTATCTGATGAGGTTAAAGAAGCTGCTGGATATATGTATGTAGAAGCAACTGCAATGCTAACAGATGGCGATAAAGTGCAGATAGTAAAGGCACAAGCTGGAATAGACCCAAATCGCAAGGGAATGGATATAGCACAGGCTTTCGGAAGCAGCAGTAGTTATGCTCGGAAGTATGCTTTGAATGGCTTATTTTTGATAGATGACACCAAAGATAGTGACGCTACTAATAAGCACGATAAACAAACATCTAAACCAAAGATGTCAAACGACAGATTTAAAGAAGCTTTAGTTGCTATTGATGACAAGAGATATACTCTGGAACGTCTAAAAAACGAATGGGCATTAACACCAGCACAACTCAAACAACTATAATATGCTAAAGATTAGATGTAGTGCATTGGGTAAAATAATGACCAACAGTAGAAGCAAGTCCGAAGTATTGAGTAAGACTTGCAAGACCTACTTACAGGAATTAGCCATAGAAGAAATGTACGGAATACGTAAGGAATTTTCAAGCCGTTACACCGACAAAGGCAACCTTGTAGAAGATGAAAGTATTTCATTAGCACAAGAAGTTTTAGATTTTGGATTGATGTATAAAAACGAAGAACATTTTAACAATGATTTTCTTACAGGTACACCAGACGTAAACACGGATTCAATACTTTTAGATGTGAAGAGTAGTTACGATGCAACAACGTTTCCATTCTTTGCAGAAGATATACCAAACAAAGACTACTATTATCAATTACAGGGCTATATGGCACTCTGTAACAAACGTAAATCCGTTCTTGCGTATTGTTTAGTCAATACACCAAGTGAAATAGTAGAGGACGAAGTAAGGCGTGAACATTGGAAGAATCATTTAATAGATGAATCAGAAGAACTACGCCAAGAAGTAGAAGCCAAACACAATTTTGACCATATACCAACAGAAAAACGAATCAAGACGTTTGAAGTAAGATATGATAAAGACGTAATTAAAGCTATCTACGACAGAATAAAAGAGTGTAGAGAGTATTACAAAACATTAATAGAAGATGGGCAGACGTAAATTATCAGTAAACGAATCAAAGAGTGAGCTTATAACAATAAGAGCCACAAGAAGAGAAAAGCTAATAATCAAGAAATTGGCTAAAAAGAATGAGATGAAAGTAAGTGAGTATATATTAAATAAAATAATGAATAAATAAGTTATGGAACAGAAAAACAACACAGGGGCAATCTTTAAAAACGATTACAAAAAAACGGATTCACAACCAGATTACAAAGGTAAAGCTTTGATTGATGGAGTAGAAAAAGAAGTGGCACTATGGCTAAACGAATCTAAAAGTGGAACAAAGTACTTTAGCGCAAAGTTTAGCGCACCTTATCAATCAGAAGTAGAGCAAGGGGGAACACAAGCCGATAACAAGGCAAAAGAAGCTATGAGGTCAACATCGGATGACCTACCATTTTAAGTAGCGATTAATTTGTATGAGGAAGCCATCTTAACAGGTGGCTTTTTTCATTTAACATCATTTGATATTATTATCTATCAATAAATTGGGTAAAGAATAGGGGAAGAAATAGGGGAAACAATTTTAATGTATTTATGTAATGCCTGTATATAAAGGGATAGACATAAAAAAGTTATGGTTCAAAGTGGACAACGACTAAAGTCATTAGTTATCAACAACCATCAGTTCACAAGTTCGTCTTTATAGTGTTAAAAAATAATCACTACATTTGTTTAGATACTAATCAATGAAATGGCTAACAGAAGTCGCTAAATATCACAAAGACTATTTAAGGATAGTCCGAAGCTATGGCGAAGATGTTTATGCAGAAGACATAGTGCAAGAGATGTATTTAAGGTTACATAAATACGGAGATGTAAGCAAGATACTACATAAAAACGGAGAGGTAAATAAGCCATACATTTATTGGACGTTAAGAAACATCTTTAAAAGCTTGTGTATGGAAAGACAGAAACATCAAAAGGTAGATTTAGACGAGATTAAACACCTTACCGTTGAATACGATTACATCTCTAAAAAGGAAGCAGAATATTTATTAGAAGCAAAGCTATCTGATGAGATGGATTCCTGGCATTGGTACGATAAAGGACTATTCAAGTTATATAGGGACAAGGAATGGAGTTTTAGAGAGGCATCCAAAGAAACCAAGATAGGAACTAAAAGCATATTCAGTACAATTAAATACTGCAAACAAAGATTGAGAGATAATTGTGCAGAAGATTATGAAGATTATTTAAACGAAGATTACGAAAAATTATAGCATGGAGAAAAACACGGAATACTATTTATCATTAGACAAAAGGTCTAAAGAGTACAAAGAATGGAAGAAGCAACAACCAAGTGAGGGATTAGGAGATACGATTGAAAAGATAACAGAAGCAACAGGCATAAAGAAAGCAGTTGAATGGTTAGCTGGAGAAGATTGTGGGTGCGATAAACGTAAGGAGTCCTTAAACAAGATATGGAGGTACAGAAAGACGAACTGCCTAACAGAAGCAGAATACGAATGGCTATCAGACTTCTTTTCTAAAGGTGGCACATATAGACCAAGTGGCAAAAGAAAACTATTCACTATATACAACAGAGTATTTAATGCAAAGCAAGGAGATACAACCTGTAAGAGTTGCATCAGAGATATAGTAAACAAGATGCGTAAAGTTCACGAAGCATATAATGATTAAGATAGTAGGGCATCCAATAAGGCACAAGAAAAGAATCAAAGAAATACAGGCAAGGTTTTTAGATTCTGGAGCAGAGGTTGAGGTATGCTATGAAAACACGAATCACATAACAATAACAAATGAAGACAGAGAAAGTAAAGATAGGGAAGATAAAGAATAACCCTAACAACCCACGACTAATTAAAGACGATAAGTTTCAGAAGCTTGTTAAGTCAGTTAAGGAGTTCCCAGAGATGTTAGAAATACGTCCAATAGTAGTTGACAAAGACAATATTGTATTAGGTGGCAATATGAGATTAAGGGCTTGTCAAGAGGCTGGATTGAAAGAAGTTCATATTATACAAGCAGACCAACTTACAGAGAAACAACAAAGAGAATTTATAATAAAAGACAATGTTGGATTTGGAGAATGGGACTGGGATGATATCGCAAATAATTGGGATTCAGATGAGATAGAAAATTGGGGTTTTGATGTTTGGCTTATGCCAGATGAAACAGATTATGACCTGTTAAATGATGAGGATTTAGAAAGCGAATTGGATAGTATGAGGTCAGAGGTTAAAAAAGCTATTTGCATAGAATTTGATTTGATAGATTATGACCAGGCTAAAGACCTTGTGAATTTCTACAAGTCTAAAGACCAGAATGTAGGTAAATTATTAATGGCTTATTTAAGGGATAACAAAGCAGATTATGAAGCTTGAAAAACACGGACATAAAGGAATCAACTTTTATGCACGGAAAGGTACTTCAGATAAGAAAACCTTTGATGAGGTTATCGTAAACAACGTATATGAAAAGAAACACTTTAAGATACTTCCTAAAGAGCATTGGATTGATTTAGGTGGTAATGTAGGTGCTTTTACTTTACAAGCGATTAGTAAAGGTGCGACTATAGATGTTTATGAGCCAGACCCATTTAACTGCAAGATGATAGAGAAGAACCTAAAAGCTAATAATTATGATGCAAACATTCATCAGAAAGCCGTTGTATCGACAGAAGAAAAGTTTATGACTATGTACGTGGGTAATGATATGCAAACGTGGAGAAATAGCTTATATAAGAACTGGGGTAATCAGAAGTTTAAAGTTCCTTGCATTCACTTTGAGGACGTTATAAAAGATGATAGTAATCTTAAAATGGATATAGAGGGCGCAGAAATGACTATATTAGAACAAATGAAAAACTACCCTAACAAAATGGTAGCTGAATGGAGTTTAGATATAGACGGCAACCTAAACAGATACAGAAGAATTGTAGATAAGTTAAAACCTGTTTATAACAAGTTTAAATATAAACAACAATTCTACGATTTTCCAGATGATATAATACCGAACTATATATTTCCTAAAGCCTATAATTTTATATGTTATGAAAAGAATTGAATTAAAACAAATAGAACACAACACACAAATAGGGGACGTATGTGGAGACATTGAGCCAAACGTCACAGAAGATTCATTATTTATTTATGATAATGAAGTGATAGGATTCTACATTAAAGACATCTCAAAACATAATGAAAAGTTAGCTAAATATATAGCAATAGCCAACAAGGAATTAAGGAGTAAAAACGTGCCTAAATCAGAAATGAAGCGTAGTTCTGGATTGAGGTCAAAAGAGAATGAAGTATTACAATATAGCACCATTATAGGAAGTGTACCACCAAAGCCACATATGAGAAGACCATATCCTACAATGTCATCTGTTCATAATGTTCCAAGTGCTAAAACCTTTATAAAAGCTATGTTATTGGCTTGTAGAGAATCAGAAGAGTTAATTAAGCAGATAGCACCAAATATATATGAAAGGCAAATTAAACTAATAGAACAGAATGTACCTAAAGAATGGAGATTTAGCAAGATGTTTACAAGTAGTATCTCAAACTATAATATACCAGCAGCGTTTCACAGAGACAACGGAAACATTAAAGGATGCGTCAATGTTATAATAGCTAAAAAGAAAAACGCAACAGGTGGAAATACAACCGTACCAGATTATAACGCCACCGTAGATAGTTGTGATAATAGTATGCTTGTGTACCCAGCTTGGAGAAACGTACACGGAGTTACTCCTATAATACCAAACAAGCCAAACGGATATAGGAATAGTTTAGTATTCTATCCTTTGGCAGCATTCAAAAAATACTTGTAATATGGCAAACGAAGAAAACTTAATACCATACGAGAAAGGTCAATCTGGCAATCCTAAAGGCAGACCAAAGGGAAGTAAGAACAGAAGTTGTGTAGCAAAGAAATGGCTATCAGTAGAGCAAGACTTAAAGAATCCTTTAACAGGAGATAATGAGGTAATGAGCCAAGAAGATTTAATGACATTAGCATTAATCAAGAAAGCAAGAAAAGGAGATGCTACTGCATACCAAAAGCTTTTAGATAGTGCCTATGGCGCACCGGTACAACAGATAGAACAAACCAATATAGAGCAACCTTTATTCCCAGATGTTAAAGAGGACAACGGCAATAGATAAGATATTAGCGTTAAAAAAACGAATTAAAATTATTCAAGGCGGCACGAGTGCTGGTAAGACGTTTGGTATCTTGCCTATCCTTATACACAAAGCAGCAGATACTCCTAACACAGAAATAAGCATAGTAGCTGAATCAATACCACATTTAAGAAGAGGAGCGTTAAGGGACTTCTTAAAGATTATGAAGTGGACTAATAGATACTTTGATGACAGATATAACAAGAGCCATTTACGTTATGACTTTGCTAATGGAAGCTTTATTGAGTTCTTTAGTGCAGATGACTCAAGCAAGTTAAGGGGAGCAAGAAGAGATATCCTGTATATCAATGAGTGCAACAATATAACCTTTGATGCTTACAATGAAATGGCTATAAGAACACGCAAGGAAGTGTATTTAGATTTTAACCCAGCTAATGAGTTTTGGGTACACACCGAACTAAAACACGAATCAGATGCAGACTTCATTATCTTAACGTACAAGGACAATCAAGGACTTGATGAGGGTATCGTACAACAAATAGAAAAGAATCGCTTAAAAGCAAAGACAAGCACTTACTGGGATAACTGGTGGCGCGTTTATGGAGAGGGCAGAATCGGTCAATTACAAGGAGCAGTATATACCAACTATTCAATCATTGATAAAATACCAGAAGAGGCGAGATTGATAGGCATAGGATTAGACTTCGGATATAGTGCAGACCCAACGGCAATTATTGAGATATACACCTATAATAACCAAAGGATATTAAACGAGATAGCATACCAAACGAAACTGCTAAATTCTGACATAGCAAGAATATTGCCTGTAAGCGTTCCAATTGTAGCAGATAGTGCAGAGCCTAAAAGCATAGAAGAAATACGCAGAGAGAAACACGGAGTACTAATTAAGGGTGCTACTAAAGGTAAGGATTCAATCAACTATGGCATAGATGTTATGCAAAGGCAAGATTATCTGGTAACAAAGAGTAGCACAAACCTCATCAAAGAATTAAGGTCGTATTGTTGGGACACAGATAAAACAGGTAAGCGACTTAACAAACCCATTGATAATTTCAATCACGGCTTGGATGCAGTACGCTATCATGAGATGGATACATTAGGGTTAAATAAGAATTATGGAAGCTATTCTATTAAGTAGCTACGGATAACAAAAACACGAATATTTAGTTATTAATATAAGAAGATGAAGATAGACATAACATTACCAACAGATTTAAGCGAGATACCGTTAACACGATATCAAACGTTTATTGATATGCAAGGTAAAAGCAATGATGAGGAGTTCATAGCACAGAAAATGATACAGATATTCTGTGGCATAGAACTGAAAGAAGTTATGAACATTCAGTTAAAGGACTTGAATGAATTGATAGTACACTTCACAGAGGTATTTAAACAGAAGCCAAAATTAAGACGTCACTTTAAATTAGGGGAGCATACCTTTGGATTTATTCCTAATCTGGAGCATATAAGCTTTGGAGAGTATGTAGACATAGAACACAACTTACAGGATTGGAAAACATACCACAAGGCGATGGCAGTAATGTTTAGACCAATTAAAGAGCAGTATAAAGACAAGTATTCTATAATAGACTACGAGCCAAATGAAGATATGCAAGAACTGATGAAGTTCGCTCCTTTAGATATTGCCATAGCAGCAAGTGTTTTTTTTTACGATATCGCGAAAGAATTACTAAACGCTACGCTCAACTATTTACAGAAAGAGATGAAGACAATGACCAACTCAATGAGTTCAACGAAAGAGTTCAATTTGGAAAAAAATGGAAATGGTACTCAAGCATCTATCAATGCGCTCAAGGAGATGTCACAAGAATTGATGCAGTTACAAAACTACAATTATCTCAATGTCTTACCTATCTCACATTCGAGAAAGAAAAAAACGAAATTGAAGCCAGAGAGCTTAACAGAAAAATGAAAAGATAAACTATGAACTACTTCGATATAATAGACAAACTACGAACACACTTTGAGAGCGATGAATTAATCTCAACCGTATCTCAAGGGGACATCTTTGACGTTGACCTAAATAAGCAGACTATATTTCCTTTGGTGCATATAATAGTCAATACTGCAACCTTTGAGAATAACGTGATTAGATACAATTTAAGCATCCTGGCAATGGATATAGTGAACGTATCAAAAGACGAAACAACAGATAAGTTTGATGGCAACAATAACGAGTTATATGTACTCAATACTATGTTAGCAGTTCTTAACAGGTGCTATGAGTTGTTAAGAAGAGGGGACTTATATACAGATGCTTTTCAAGTAGATGGTACACCAACCTGTGAGCCATTCACAGAACGTATGGAAAACAACCTAACAGGGTGGACTCTGACGTGTGATATATTAATACCTAACGACATGACTATCTGCTAATGAAGAAAGGCGAAGTACAAAAGTTATTAGATAGCTTTAGAGATAAGGTTATAAAGGAAGCTAAACAAGGTTTGCCAAGAGATACAGGCACACTTGCAAATAGCTTAAAATCTTATGTTAAAGAATCGCCTAATAGTGTACAGATAACTTTTCAAATGAAAGCATACGGATGGTTTCAAGATAGAGGTGTTAAGGGTGTAAAGAGTGGTAAAAGTTTAAGCGATTATCAGTTTGGCACAGGTAATGGTAAAGATGGAGGATTAACTAAAGGTATTAATCAATGGGTACAAAGAAAGAAGTTTCAATTTAGAGATAAGGAAACAGGTAGATTCTTAAGCTATGAGCAAACGGCACGAACAATAATTAGAAGCATCTGGAATAAGGGAATAAAGCCAAGTATGTTCTTCACTAAACCATTTGAAAAATACTATAAGAAGCTACCTAAAGAAGTGACAGAGAAATATGTAAAAGATTTTGAAACTTTATTTAATAGCATAACAAAAGAGAATTTAAAACAAATTAATAATTTATCTAAATGAAATTATCAAGAAGTCCATACATTATAGAAGTAGACGATGCTACACAAACAGGAAGCAAAATAGAATTATATTTGTGGAATACAGGAAGCCAACCAGCAAGTCCACAATACACACTATCTAAATTAATTCCAGCTTCTAACAACACTAAAACATTTTATAATCTTTCGCCTTATGTTAGGGAATACTACAATTTTACAACGTGGCAAAATTTGTACAATACTTATGATGCCGACATAAACACAAATTACAA